AAAGACGTATATTAGAAAACTGGTTTTAACTCAAAAAGACTTATTGACTCTTTTAGTTAACGATAAAGATCCGGCCAATGGATCAATTAACTCTTTTCCACAACCGGGAATTAAAGCCGAAATTACGGTCACTGGTATTGGGGGGTTAAAAACATTTCAAATTTTTGGAATTGACAATTTGCCAGAACCGTATGATAAAGATATATTGTTTCAGATTGAAGATGTAAAACATAGTTTGCAGAGTAACGGACAGTGGACTACAACTATTACGGCTGGTATACGTCCTACAAAAGGATTAAACGTTAAAACATGATTGAATTGAGTAAATATATTAACTTAGCGGGGGATATAATACCGTCTGTGTTTCCACGGGCGTATTTGTTTTCTACCGATGATATTGATTATAGCGTTCCATATACCCGTCGTTATTTTGTAAAAAAGATTAATGACAACGATGTTGTGGAAGTGAAGGGTGACAACTTTAAAACAATCCCAGAAAATATCTATCAGAAAGCAAGTATTACTTGGCAAGTGTCTGGATTTCAACGTAATGTTATCAAAGATGGCAAAGTGGTTCAAGAGGGTGCATACGAATATAACCGCAAACAGGTGACGTTGACTGAAAAATACATGCCTGGACTGACTTCAAAAATCAGTGAAAATTATTTGAACGGTTTTAAAGGTTGACTTTTGACCGGTTCGAAGTTATTGTTGTCGGTGAGTGAATCGTCTTAAAAAAATTGTATCTGAGATCGGAAAGAAAGACATCATTTTGGATGTCGTTCCAATGTCGGATTTTAGACATCCAGCTGCAGTTGAACCATGTTTGGTTTTGATCAAGGTTGTATCAAATAGTAAGTGGTATACTATTCAAATCAACACATATGACACCACAGAGTTTGTGTCAAAAGACGATGTTGTTGATCAACTAAATAATGTTCGTGGACGTATCTTTTGTTTTTCTAAAAGAAAGATACTTCATCTGTTGAAGATTAACAATCTTCACGATTTGTCATTGGCATCATTTATTGAATCTGGTGATATTGTTGATCAAGACGAATATGATACCGCGTCACATATCTTTTTTAGAAACAAGTACAATCATCATATTGAACTGAACAAGATTGTACCCGTTAATAATCACATCTCACGATTTCTTGATATGTGTGAAGATATGGAAGTTCATGTCAAGAAGACGTATGATGATTCTTATTATCAAGTCAACACATCAATCATCGAAACGCTACAGTCTATTGAATCACATGGATTATGTGTTGATATGAACGAGTTTGAGAAACACTTTGTTGACAAGAAACATTTGGTCGTAAATAACCGTATATATACCGAGTATAATATTTTTACATCAACCGGTCGTCCTAGTAATCGTTTTGGGGGTATCAATTATTCTGCCTTAAATAAGGAAAATGAGTGTCGTAAGAGTTTTGTATCAAGATTTGGAGATGATGGTATTTTGGTGATGTTGGATTATAGTGCGTATCACCCTCATATTATTGGCAAGTTGATTCGATATGACTTTCCAAAGGATGTTAACATTTATCAATATTTGGGTCGATATTACTTCAAATCCGAAGATCTTTCTGAAGATCATGTGAAGAAGGCCAAAACGTTAACGTTCCAACAATTGTACGGTTCCATCTCTGACGAATACCTCAAGATTCCGTATTTTGCGAAGATCCGTGAGTATATTGATCACCGATGGGAGTTTTTCAAGAACTTTGGATATATTGAGACCCCGATATTCAAACGTCCTATCACGTCAAATCACTTAAAGGATTCCAATCCTAACAAGTTGTTTAACTACATTCTTCAAGCATCTGAAACCGAATATTCGATGCAAAGTTTGATGGATGTAAATCGGTATCTGAGTGATAAACAGACCAAACCAATTTTGTACACTTATGATTCGATGTTATTTGATGTACACAAGAGTGAGGGTAAACAGGGTGTTTTATCTGAAATTATACGGTTGATGGAGAATCAAGGATTTCCTACAAAATGTTATACTGGCAAGAACTATCATGACATGAGTCCAGTATCTATTTAAAAAGGAAGGTTTTCATGTAAGACGCAATATTTATTAGATATTGTGTCGTCATGAATAAAGATAAAATCATCAAAGATATACTTTTAGAGTATTCTGCGCTTTCAAAAACTGGCGGTATCGACAAATTGGATCACGATTTGTTGGTTACCGCAATCGAAAATTGTGGTTACGCTTCTTACTTTTCAATACCAAAGTTGGTTAATGAAATTGAAAGTAAGAAACAAAAACCCGGATTATCTGATAATGATGTTGCGTTGATAAATCAAATTATAGGTAAAGGATCTTCACAACAATCACGTGTACTATTTGATGACGATGACCTAAAGACACTTGACTTGGATGATCCACGTAATCAGCCATCTACATTATTTCCAAAAGATCGTGGACAAGCCGAATTGACTTATAATGAATTGGTGCAAATTGGAAAAGATAATGGGGGGTTAAAAATACTTCATAGTCCAAGTTCATTGAGAATTGCCACAGTTAAAGGTGGTCGCCGTCTTTCTAATATTAATACAACACACGGCATTAAAGATGGTAGCAAAACCTTTGGACAACTTATGTTGTTTTTGAGGTTGGCAAAAGAACATAAGGATATGATTACTCTAGGTATTGAGTCAGCTGCACCTGGCTTAACCGGTGAAGTAATTGCTGTTAATCATATCAATGATTGGTTTAAGAAGAACAATCCAGAACAACAACCATTCAGATTACATTTTTGGGATCAGACTGAACGTGTTCCAACGGGAGTTGAAGTTGATGATGCCGTTCATATCGTTGGTAAGAATAAAGCTGATATTGCTTTACGCAATCAAAACTCAGAAGTATTTTGGATTTCATTTAAAGGAGCGGAGTTTGATCCGAGACAATTTGTACAACGTGTAGATAGAGTAGATTTCCCACAGTATTCGGGAATGTTGGGATTGGACGATTCGTTCACTGATGGAAAAGTAAAAGCAGCGTGGGATAGCATTAAAATGACTTTTTTGAACGGAATTAAGAAAAACTATTCTGTTCGACCATTGTTGATTAATCCAAAGAAAACCACATTTGATGAAAACAAAGTGGTAATAAATCTTAATGGAAAATCTGCACTGGAAACAATTGGTCCGAACGTTGAATTTTACACTCGGTTAACTTCTGATTTCCGCAAGATGTTTTATGACTTCGTAACCACTCCTTCTTCTGGTAAGAAGTATTTGTATTATATGGGTGACAAGTTTGAAGGACATCTTGATTTCTTGGATGGTAGTGAAGCAACCAGAATAATCGCTGGCAAAACCATTTATGGACGCGATTTTGATATTAAAGGTAAAGCGCCGTTTGGACAAAATAATTGCAGTATTTTGATGCATAGTCACGCCAATGTAGAAATGAAGGTAATCAATCCAGAAGATATGGAAACAATGCCTTCACGTGATCCAAAAGATATTGGTTCTATTAATTGGGTTAAATCGAATGCTTCAAATGCCACAAATGAAAGTCATTTATTGATTAGTACCACAGAAGGTGGTCAAGTGTGGTTTAATCCAAATCTCCCTCTTCCAAAAGATGCCGCTGATCCTATTTTGAAATATCGTCCAACACTTAGTTGCAGATCCGGAACGGATGAAGCAGCGGTATTAAAGTTTGGTAATGATGAATATATGTTTATGAAGTTCAGAGTAGTTGTATGGCCTTTAGCAAAAGTAGGCGGGTCATCAGTGGATCTAAAGAAATAACATGAAAAAGATTTATAAGAATGTTTCTGAGTTGTTGTCTGAACTTTGTCTTGATAGACGAGTTGATGACGGCATATTTGATATTTTCAACAATGATCATATGGATATTCTAAGAGAGAAACTCTCTGAAATGGGAATTCCAAAAGGAGAAGTTGTTGAATTGGCAAATAAAGTTATTGAAGGTAAATACCCAGAGAGACAAGCTTATAACTCAAAGGGTATATTGGTTACGTTTCCGAACCCGGAATACAAACAACGTGCAATAAAGCGTGGAACCCATTTTGAAGAGGATCCTACAAAAGGTCAAACCAACTTGGATTTTAACGCTCCAGCACAACCAGTACAAGAACCAACATCACCCAATGAAAAACCTATCGAAATTGAGCCAGGCGCTCAACAACCTAATCAACAAGATCAAGGGCAAGTCCCAATGCAAGGACAAACAGGAATCGGCACCGACAGTCAAACCGACGATATTGCCACAAGAAGCCCCGATCAAAAAGAAAAAGACGCAGAAGAAGTCGAAAAAATCTTAACAACGGAATTTACGTTGGAAGAAGCAGCAACCCACAATTGGATTCGTAACAAAAATCGGTGGTATAATGCCGAAGGTCAATTGGTGGGATATGAGTGGTACAATGTAGACAGCCACAAAACAACAATATTATCTGTTAGATGAAAGATACACAATTACTTTGTACGTTTGCGGTTCCTACTGAATACAAACTTTTGGTGGAACAGATTAAATCATTTTACACATTATCCAATAATAAGATTTTTGTGTTCAACAATGAGAAAAATAACAATGAATTGTATCTGACATATAATATCTTGAATAGTGAGGCAGCTCGTAAAAAGCTGCCTAACACTATTTCTATACATCGTAAAAAACAAACCAATACTTTGTATACTTTAAATGCCATGAATAAACTCATCACCGAGGAAAATAATGGCGTTTTTGATAAAACGTACCAGTTGAATTGGGAATATTATAATAACTCTTTAATTATAACAAATGAGGTCTCAGTTAAAATAATTCCCCTCAAAATTTTCGATATTATAAGTTGAAAGTTTGGGAAATCCGTACTATAGTTATACCAGAATTAGTTACACGTGTGTGTATCCGAGTGGATACAAACAGATAGCTAATTACTAATTAACAATTAATAAATAAACAATTATGGCAATTGACTTGTCGAAGATTAAGAGCCGTTTGAACTCTCTTTCAAACACGAATTCCAAGACCCAACTTATTTGGAAGCCAAAGCCGGGTAAACAAACAATTCGTATCGTTCCCTATAAGTTCCAACCTGATGCGCCGTTCATCGAACTCAAGTTCCATTACGGTATCAACAACAAGACCTATCTGTCTCCGGATAGTTTCAATCGTCCCGATCCTATCGTTGAGTTTAGCAATAGACTCAAGAAGACTGGTTCTAAGGAGGATTGGCAGACTGGTCGTAAGATGGAACCCAAGATGCGTACTTTCGCTCCTGTCATCGTTCGTGGTGAAGAGCATGAGGGTGTGAAGTTCTGGGGATTCGGAAAGCAGGTCTATCAGGAGATCCTTTCTGTTATGGCCGATCCTGATTACGGTGATATCACCGATCTCGCCTCTGGACGAGATATCGTTGTGGAGTTCCGTACCGCTGAGGAGAGTGGTAAGAACTATCCTGAGACTTCAATTCGTGTGAAGCCTAACGCTACACCCGCTGTTGATCCGAAGGATTCCAAACTCATCGAGTCAATCAAGAATCAGACGGATATTCTTGATTTGTTCCCCGAACCTAAGTACGAGGAACTTAAGGAGGTTATGACCTCTTGGCTAAATCCGGAGAACGCTCCTGCTGAGACCGTTAGCAACGCCGTTGTTGACGATGATGACACTCAGCCAGTCGCAGCCGCTGCTGCGGTTCAAGCTGCTACTGCTCCAAAGGCAACTAGTAAGTCTCCTACTGCTAGTGCAGCAAAGACAAATACAGACGACCTTACCAAGGCGTTTGACAATTTGTTCAATAGTTAAACAACACTAAGAGGAGAGGTGGTGGGTAAACTGCCACCTCTCCTTTTTCATTTCAATAAAAGTTATGGCAGAAGAAACACCAAAAAAGAAAAAGGGAACAACACATGTTACCCATGAAGTTTCGTCACAGAGAGATGAACTAGTTGAATCTCTTGCTGATGTTCTAAACAAGGCCAACAAGGACGCGGGTAAGTGTGCGTTCTTCTTGGATCAAAAGGAAGATCCATCTACAATTACAGATTGGATCAGCACGGGTTGCGATATCTTGGATCTTGCAATTTCAAATCGACCACACGCAGGTATTCCTGTTGGACGTATAACAGAAATTACTGGACTTGAAGCGTCTGGTAAAAGTTTGTTGGCTGCACATTTGCTTGCAGAAACTCAAAAGAAGGGTGGATTTGCTGTGTTCATTGACACAGAACATTCTGTTTTTCTTGATTTTCTGAACGCAATTGGAGTTAATGTACCAAATAT